CTGTATTTCTTGATTTGTGATTGGCTTGACAAACTCATTCCAAGTTAATGTGCCCTCATCCTCCATTATAAGCTGATACATGGCTTGATAGACCATAGCTATACCTTGACTACTTACAGAGCCGATGTCTTGTCCTGACTCAAATAAACGAGCCATTTCATCGTATTGCTCATCTAATGCTCGATTGATTAGCCTAGCAAATTTTTTCTCAAAATAAGAATGTCTTGAAAGATATATTTTGTCCGTGTAGTTCATTTAGAACGCTCATATATTTCTACTCCTCCCCAGATAACTAAGAAGCAGAAAGATACGGATAAAAGATAAGCAAAGGGCTTGTTGCACCATAGGGCAAACTCTAGGATGCCTGAGCAAATTGAAAGGCACAGAAATGACAAAGCAAAAATCTGTGCCCAATCCTTTAATTGTTTCATTGTGTTTGTAGAAGTTTCTTAATATTAGCTAAAGTTTTCTCAAACTCCAACCTAGCGTTTCGGTATAAGTAGCTATTAGCAGGTATTGGAAATTTAGCTGGTTCTCTACCTCTAAAATCATCAGCGTATTCCACTAATCCATATTCAGTTAAAAATGCCTGATCAACTCCTGCTCCTGTACCAAACTCAACATAAGGAGCATAGTTTACTCCTTTAATTCCTCCTGCTAAAACTGACCAGGTTAATCCGTTATTGGATACTTCAGTTCTAATAGTTGATTGTAAATCTCCTGTTTTAACAGGTACTTTATTTACGGCAGCAATTTTAGTTCTATCTGCCCAAGATTTAATTTCCAAAAGAATACCTACCTGAACATCTTCAGAGTACTGTTCAATATTCTTAATTAAAGTATCAATACCATTAACCTTAACTTGGACTGCCATTTCTATTAGTTGTTTCCATTGCAGAGAATGCCTTGATAGTAATGTATCTTCTCAATGGGTCAACCTTTGGTGCAAGAGAAGTAAAGTAATAACCTCTCCACTCAATCTGATCTCCATTCTGAATGACAACAGAAGGATTGTATCGAATCACAACCTCAATCAATGTACTTAACTCTTGCTTCTGTACAACAGTATCAACGCTAGGTGTAATTTCTTTAACACTAGCACCCTTTGGCTCGTAGTAAGTAGATACGGTATTTATTAACTGACCTGTAACAGGGTCTTGAGTCTGCACAGACCTTTTAAATACCACTTTTTCACGCATCATGGGAATACTATTCTTCTGTATGGATTTACTAACAATTTAACCTCACTTAACAAATCAGGCTTAGAATTAGCCTCTCTGTATTCGTAGTAATGGTAGGCTTGACGATAGATTGCTTGCTTAATCGCATCATTTACCAAAGTTGCGTTGGTAACATAGGTAATATTAATGTCTTTACCGCCTTCTTTTAGCAAATCGCCAAATAAAGTATAACCTGCGGTAGTGATTGACTGAATAGGACCATAAGGCAACTTATAGTTCTTAGGCAAATGCAAAGCAATCAAATTGATTGTCCGTACACCCAAAGACTTCTGCATATACTGTTCAATGTTCTGTCTAGCTGACTTTAGAAACAATAGAATCAAGTTATCATCTGTATCAAAGTCGATTCTAGCATAGTCCTTAAAGTCCTCTACATTGTAAGGCTCGACATAGCTTGCCTCACTCGTAAACCTTATCTGGAGTCCTGTTGCACCTAAGTATTCATATACTGGCAGTATATCGCCAAGCATATCTTCGTTGTATTCATATCCTGCCATGACTCAAAGATAATAAAAAAGCCTTGGAAAATATCCAAGGCTCTTATTCTAAACTATTGACTTCTAATTAGGAAGCCAAAGTTACCTTAATGAACGCATTGTCATAGAACACAGGAAGTGCAACTCTCTCCTCAACACGAACCAAGATTACGTTCTTCTCAGCATCGTCAGAGTTCTGATCGAAGAATCTGATACGAGGAGCCTGACGAGTCAACAACTGAGCTTGATTCCAATCACCAACGATACCAGTTCCTTGAGAAAGGTAAGAGTTAGAGAATACAGGGATACCAACTACATTAAGTTGTCCAGTCAAAGGATTAACAGTCACAACACCTGGGAAGTCATACTCACCAGAACCAGAAGCCTTACCCAACAAGATGTTTACATAATCTTGGTTAGACAATACGATTCCAGTTGGAGTGTGAAGGTTGTTCTTCAATTGACGAAGAGCAGCATCAATCAAGATTTCGATGCTTACAGTCTTAGAACCATTGTAGTTCTCAGAGTTAGCAGCATCAAGAAGCAAACCTTGGATAAAGGTATCTTCCTTCTTCAACAATTCTGCACGACCTTTGTTCTGCAAGAATGAAGTCATCCAAGCCAAATCTTCGATCATAGATACAGGAACACCTTTGATAAGACCTGCAATCCACTCAGCATCTGCTTGGTAAGTAGTGAACTTAGGCTCAATTTCAGGCTTAGCTACGTTAGCTCCACCTTGACCACTTCCGTATGCCCAAGTGTTTGCTCCACCAGTAGTAGCAGTTTCTTTAGGATACTTAACAAATTCACCAGACATTGTTCCACCAGGAAGTACATTTCTGTAGTGGAATGACTCGTAAGGCAACAAGATTGGATCTCTGAAGTCAGTTACGAAAGGCTCATAACCTGTGAAGTCAGAATAGTTGAAATCCTTCATGGTCATTTCCATGCCCTTACCAGATTTTACATTCTTAACCATCTCAGCGTGGTTAGACTTCAAAGTCTCATGCAAAGACCAACCGAAGTTCTTACGCTCAACTTTAGGAGCAGATTTCTCGGTGATGTCAGCAAGAGCCTTATCCATTTCCTTCTGGATGTCAGCGTGCTTAGCCTGCATATCAGCAGTAAGCTTGTCCATTGCGTCTTTAACTTTAGTGTCAAATCCAACAACATCTTTTTCTCTTTCAGTAGAGAAGTTTTTCTTCAGGGTTTGTAGCTCTTCGGCTAGAAAATCCTGAACCTCTTTAATTTGCAATTCTGCCATGATTTCTAAATGTAGATTTAAGTGATTCAATTAATTTATTACTATCCAAATCGGCTTTAACCTCTTCTAAAGTGATTTCTTTCGGCTTTAGAACTTCGTAAAGTGATTTAAGTCTTTCTTCTAGTTTGACAAGTGTCTCATCCGTAGCGTCAGAAGTCCTAACAAACTTCTCTAGTCTGTCAAGGTATTCAAAAGCATCTGATTCGGACTTCAAGTCGATAAATGTAGTCTCAGGATTCGCTCCCAAGAACTGTACTGCTGATCCTTCGTACATGATAACTTCCTTGATAACATTAGCTTTCTTATTGCCATCAAAGTACTGCTTGTCTTTAGGTACAGAGAATCCAAAGCTATGCTGGTTAATAAGTCCTGACTCTACCATCTTCATGAAGTCAACACCAAGGCTATGAGTACCAATCTTAGCCTCATATCTTAAACCCTTCATATCCTCTTCTAGGTTGGTAATAAGAGCAACAGATTTCTTTGCGTCATGGTCAAGTAAATACTTAATAAGTTTCTTACCATTAGGCCCACGCTCTTGGATCGTCTTAGCAAATGATCCTCTCTCGATTACATCTCCATCCAAATCCTTGTTACCAAACATTGCAAAATAGCCAGAAACAATTCCTTGCTTCATGTCCATATCTTGAAATCCTTGGTTAATACCTTTAGTTAGAAAACCCATATTGCTCTGTTCTTTTATTTCTCCTAATTCTCTCAGTTTACTCCTACTCCACGATAGTGCAGCCTTTCCTCCCCATGCATCGTACATCAATAGACCGCAGCCATCGTCATAAGAACTAGAAGCTTCCAAATCAACTTCATGTCTACTCAGATAGCTATACATCCTCTTGATTGTATCTACTGACAAAGGCTCGCCTTTTGCAAGCTGATTCGCTCTCTGCTTTCCAACATCTGTGCCACATGGCCCCCAACCGTTCTCCTCAACATATTTAAGAACCCTTTTAGCGTTATTTCTAACTGCCTCAGGATAATCTGAATAGCTTTTTTGCTCAATAGTTACCAAATCGCAATTCTCATTCATACACAAAGATTGAAAAAAACTATCAAACATACAAACTCATAGAAGATGACTAATATTCCTTCTAGTATCTTGACCACTCTCAAATCGATAGTAGTGGAACAAGTATATACCCTTGGCGATACCAATTCGTAGCCTATGTCTCATTATCTGCTTACAGAAATGGTAGTCAAAGAAATGTCCATTAATCTGAATACCTCCTTCAGGAAAGCCTCCCACTAGCTCCCATGTCTTCTTGCTAAACAACATAAACAAACCGCCAATAACCTGATTAAAAAACATCACATTACTTCCATGCTCGTTGTACAAGTCAACTGCAATCTTTCTATGATTCATGATATCAGAGTCATCGGACTTTTGTCCTCCTACAAGCTGATAGTGCAAGCCTAGCCGATTTGTCATGCATCCAACCAAGTCAAAGTCACCTCTCTGTGCTATCTCCTCGCATTGCTGATATATCTTCTCGTGATACATCGGCAGCGTATCAATGTCTCGTAGACATATCCAATCATCGTCAGGCAGGCCACGAATCAAATCATTTATTGCCTTTCCAATGTTCTTGTCTGATCTACCAGGTGTTATGTGGTGTACCTGA